GATGTTCTTCAACATACCCGCTGCCAACTGGTACAATTTCATCATCGGCGGCGCGGTCGCGGCACAGCTGACTGCTGGCCAGCTTTCACTGCAGGCCGCAACTTCCAATTGGCTCACCTTGGGCAGCTTCGGCACTGGGCCGCCGGCGTTTACTACGCGAAGCGTAGGCACCAAGGTCATCTTGTTTTCCGCTATTACAGGATCAACTGCCGATGTGGCCATTGGCGTTGACGCTAACACGATGTGGTCGAGCGTCCGCACCACCGCGGATCAATTCCGGTGGTATGGCGGGACTACGGTGGCGGCAACACTGAGTGGTGTCGGGGCACTGTCGCTGACCAGTGGCATCGGCGCGTTTGGAACAGCGGCGGTCACCACCAAGCCAACGGTGTCTGGTGCCAAGGGATCAAACGCTGCCCTGGCGTCGCTGATGACTGCACTGGCCGCGTACGGGTTAGTCACCGACAGCACGACCGCATGAGGAACACATGATCGACCGCACATCCCGGCTCACCGTCATGCTTGAGGCCCAGCAATGGGATGCCGTGCTCAATATTTTGGCTGATGCTCCATTTAAAATTGCCGCTCCTTTGATACAGGATATTCAACGTCAATGCCTGCAACAAAGCGTCCCATCTGAGGATAGCAGCGAGGCTACGCAAAGGAGAATAGCCACCGGCAATGGCGAGGCTCGGGCAGAATGATCGGCTTATATGCCCGACAGAGTGAGTTGCGGCGACGCGTTCTCCCGCGAACGTTCGAGATAGGCGATCAATTTGCGCAAACGATCAGGACTGTCTTTCGCGAGGCCGAGAATGATATTGCAAGGATGGCACAGCCAACCCCGAAAATGACCTTGTTGATGGCTGTGATCAAAGACTGTGCGGTCAGTTATATCTGCACAAACGTCGCAACATTCCGGCTTTGGACGGCCAGCGAGAAGAGCAAGATTTGCGTTGCGGCGGTTTTTGGCATGCGGGGTCAAGGCTTTATAGGCGTCCGGATTTTTCAGCGCCCACCGTCGCCTTCTCTCTCTCCTCTTCGCCTTCGCTTCTGGCGACCGCTTTCGCGCCTCAACCTTATCCGGATGTTTCTCACGCCATTCTTTTTGGTATTGGCGTCTTTCTTCAGCATGCTTGGCATAGTAAGCGCGATCATAGGCGCGCTTCGCGGCCTTGCGTGTATAGTCTTCCATAGCTTCGGTCCTCTTGCGCAGGATCGTGGGTTAGGAATGGCAGCGGTGTTTGCAGCACTGCTGTCATTCCGACTGTAGCATAACAGAGGAGTGTTGCGAAATGGCAACTTTGGCCGGAATGCTCACCCAAACTCCAAGCGGTAATCCTCAATGGCGCGCCTGCGATGGCAAATTTGTTTTCGGCTACCAAGCACCATTTCCGCCACAGGGCGCTCGACCGCACACCGCTCCGAGCACTGGCACCTATCGTGACTATTGGCGCAACGTCCGTGGGTTTGCTCGCACGCGCGGGATAGGGGGTTGGCTTATTGGTGCCCCGTATGACCCAACCGGAACTTGGTATGTTAGCTTCGGAGACGACAGCTCGGATGCAACGCTGACCAATCCGCCCACGGTTCAGAAACCGCCTGCCGGGGTGAAGTAGTCAGATGACGACAACGCCGAATTTGGGGCTCACGCTCCCGACCGTTGGCGCCAGTCGTGACACCTGGGGCGCGTTGCTCAACACTAATTTCACGACGCTGGACACCGCCGTCAGCGCCGCCATGCCGATTGGCAGCGTGATTGACTTTGCGGGGCCAACCGCGCCGTCAGGGTGGCTCGTGTGCGGGGGGCAAAACGTGTCCCGCACGACGTATTCCGATCTGTTCAGCGCCATCGGCATCGCGTGGGGGCCAGGGGATGGCAGCACGACGTTCCGGCTTCCAAACACGCCCGGGCGGGCATCGGTAGCGGCTGGCACCGTCACCGACAGCAACGGCAACCACGTCGTGTTCTCGCTCGGCCAGACCACCGGAGCGGTGCTGCAGACCATCCAGCAGACGCACCTGCCCAGCTACAATCTGACGGTTTCCACGACTGGGGCGCACACCCATGGCGGCACCATCACCACCACCGCCGTCGGCGATCATTTGCACACCGGGGAAACCGCTTATACCGGCACGGAGGGAAACCATCAGCACACGGTTCCCAACACCACCAGCGGCGCATCGCCTACTGGCTCGTTTGCATCCGGGGCGGTTCCTTTTGGCGGCCCTTCGGTCACGTCGGTTGATGGGCAGCACCAACACATTCTGACAATTGACGGCGCCGGCGGCCATGCCCACTACGTTACGCTCGCCAGTGACGGGAGCCACACGCACACCGTAGCCCTCGGCGGTGGCGGGACCGCGCTCCCGGTGCTGTCGCCGGTGATCGTGTTCACCAAGATCATCTATGCGGGCAATCAGGCCACAACCACGGCGCTGATGGCGTCTGCACGGCCGCGACGCGAGCTGTCCGCACCGCTGCGTGGGAGCCACTGAGACATGCCGCGCGTAACCCAGGCTCCTCCCGTGGGCGTGGTTCGGAACGCCACACCAGAGGCGACGCCTGGAAGATGGTTCGACACCGATCATGTCCGCTTCCGCGGCGGCCAGATCCAGCCGATCGGCGGCAACGTGGCATTGCAGGATGTCGCGGGGCACGACCTCTCGGTGGCTGACTGGCCGCGCGATGTGCTGACCTGGCACGATAACAGCCACATCCGTTGGGCCGCGTTCGGGACGGACACGAAACTCTACGCCTACCGCTTCGACACGCACGACCTGCACGACATCACGCCGGCAGGCGTCGGGCCGCTCGGTGCCCCAGGTGCGGCTGTCGGCTACGGTAGCGGCGACTATGGCGAGGACACGTACGGCACTAGCCGCGACGGCGCTGACGTTGGCCCGACGGACATCGCCGCCATCATGGGGGACATCTGGAGCCTCGCCACGTTCGGCGAGGACCTGCTGGTGGTGCCGACACAGGACGGGCGGCTGTTTCGGTGGTCGCCAACGACGCCCACGACGCTCGCGGCGCCTGTTGTCGGGGTGCCCGCCGGAAGCGTGCCCATCAACAACCGCGGCGTCATCGTCACCGACCAACGTCACGTCGTTCTGCTCGGGGCCGGCGGCGATCCGCGTAACATCGCGTGGAGCGACCAGGAAAACCCGGACGTTTGGAACCCTCTCGACACCAACCTGGCGGGCAGCAAGCTGCTGGTGACGCAGAGCTACGCGATGACGGCAACGAAGGTGAGCGATGGCATTTTGATTTTCACGGCGAACGACGTCCACAAAATGACCTATGTCGGCGCGCCTTATGCCTACGGCATCACGCAGATCGGGTTTGGCTGCGGGCCTCTGTCGCTGCGTGCGGTGGTGGCGATCGGCAGCGTGGTGGTCTGGCCCGGGGCGCAGACGTTCTGGGGCTACAGCGGCAATGTGCAGTCGGTGCCGTGCGATGTCGGCGATTGGTTTTATTCGCTCTTGAACCGGGACATGGTGGGGCGCGTGTTCGGCTCGCCTAATCCGGCATTCAGTGAGTTCTGGTGGGATTGGCCGAGTGACGACGCCACCGAGTGCAGCCGGTATCTGATCTTCAACTACGGGGATGCCGCCAAACCGTGGGCGATCGGCACGCGCAATCGCACTGCAGCCGATCCGTCGGGGACAATGGATAATCCGGTGCTGGGCGGCTATCTGGTGGATCAGACTGGATCGCTGTTCCTTCATGAATACTCGTGGCTGAACAACCGCGCGCCGCGCGCTGAAACGGGCGTAATATATGCCGAGACGGGAAATATTGTGCTCGGTGAGGGCGACCTGCGCGCGCACGTAAAACAGATCATCATGGACGCCGACATTCCCAATGGCAACGCCATAGGCGTGCGTTTTTTTCCGCGTGAGCAGCCGCAGGATGCTGCCAGCGAATACGACACCGGACTTTACACCCAAATTCATGGAGGTCTGGTCGATGTGCGCTTTTCAGGACGGTCCACGCGAATGCGCATTGAGGCCCTAGCCGATGGGCCGTTTGCATTGGGCAGGCTCCGCCTAGAAATGCGTAAGGGCGGCCGGAGATGAGCCTATTACTTTCCG